CTTCAGTCCAATCTTCTGTACCAACTTGATATTTTTTCTCACCTTTGCTGTACAAGAAACCTGTTGTAGCTTCCAGGTTTTCAGACACAGGGAAAACATTGACAATCAAATAATCTTCTTCAACAGCAGGTTCATGATTACCATTAACAATTACCAGGCAATCACCAAACTTAATTACCTGTTTATCCTTGAGATAAAAGCTGATGGGCGCAATTTTGATAGAAGTAGCATTAAACGCCACAGGTGCTAATAATTCCACTGGGAATGCCACCCGTTTTTGAATCATCAGAGTAGCGATCGCAATAGAGACCGATGCACTATCAATGGCACTCAAAGAATTTAATTCAGTAAAATCCTCAATGTAGTCATAAATGACAGCCGAATTATCTACCTCCACGCCAGCATCAGCACTGCGAGTAGGTGACAACATTTCCTGGGCTTCAGCAATAGTAACGCCACGGTCAACGGAAATTTTCTTTACCAATTTAGATGCGATGATTGCAGCCTTTTGGCGTTTAGAGTCAATCAAATCTACAGCACTAGCCTCACCAACCGTGAGAGAGCCGCGTTTTTCTAGATAGATTACACCAGATAGTTCATCACCAACTGGCATAATTTCATACTTAGGCTTCTTGTTAATGACTGGACGCATATTCAATCTCCAAATTATCTTGTGAGTCTGCAAAAACTTGATAGGTTGCCACCATCTGAACTGAATCAGGAATTTTAATTTTGCAAGTAGTTTTACCATTAGAAACTTTAATTTCTCCAGACAAACCACCTCTAAAAACTGCCGCACCGCACAGCAACCTATCGTTTTCAATGCGGCAGTTTATCAAGATAGCAAGAGAGCCTGTACTATCTTTAAGAACCTTCATTAGAGGTTATAGGAAGGGAATCCATTAGCTAAACCACCAGTAGCGTAGTACGCAGGTGTCCAAATCCAGTCATCTTGGAACTCTAAAGTAAAGGTATACTTCATTACTTCCATCGGAGTACCTGTCAAGTTCAAAGCAGTGGATTTAGCTGCACCCTCAAACTTTGAACCATTGGGATAGGTAGCAATAGCGTATAACTCGCGGTTCATGTACACAGGGTCAAAGTGCGTACGCTTGATAAATTGCTCTAATGCAATATCACCAACATACTCGATACCTTCTACAGATATTTCCCGTTTAGAACGGATAATAGCGGAGCTAGTACCTGAACCAGACTGAGAGTGAGTGGTATCAACCACAGTAGGAGAAGGCTGCAAACCAAAGCTGGTAATGCCTAGCAGAGGAAACATATCCTGAACTAAGCGAGAAGTGGAGTTAATAGCGATCGCATCCAATAAAGGAGCAATAGTGAGAGTTACAGCAGTTGCACCCGCCAGAGTTGCGTTTGCCAAAACTAAAGCTTGCTGCCTGATTGTGGGATTAGAAGGAGCAACAAAACTCAAAGAAGTGCCAGCAGCAATCGTGTAGGTGACACCCGCAGTAGTAGCCACACTAAGAGAAGTTGCACCTTCAGCAGCCGCAGAGGTTACGGTAATAGTCGCGGTGGTGACGCTACGGGTATTTTCGGGCAATAGCTTCAAATCCAAGGTGTAGTTTTGAAGAATTACGGTCTGTACAGGACGGTTAGCAGTTGCCATATTTTAAAGTTCCTAGATTAAAAATGAATTGACCTTGAACAAGCAGAGTTTAGACACTTCTAGAGACACGAATGCCACTATAGAAAGCATCTAAATCAATACTTGGGGTATTACCTTGAGAGTCCACTAAATTAATGATTGCACTAGCATTGGCAGGTGTACCCGCAGCACCATTTAGGCTACCGTCGTACACAAAGAAGGTAGGACGGATTGATACCACAGACCCGGACTTGACATAGGTAAGCCTGATACCCCAAGCAGTAGGGGTAATAGCAGGTGGTGTAACAGTAATGACGGTGCTGTTAGCACTTGTACTGCCAGCCGTTGGTGCAACGCTCAAGGTAATGGACGTAGTGCTATTAACAGCAGTCACAGTATTAGCGGCTACAGTGCCACCACCGCTACTGACAGTGATTACATCACCAACTCTAACCGAAGCAAAGCCGTTAGCCGTGGTGGTGGTGATGGTAGTATTTGTTGCTATCAGATTACAACCAGACACATCAAACGCAGTCGGGGTAATAGATGCGTGAGTAAAAGGCAGAAAATAGGATTCTTCTACACTTGTGTCCACTTCTACCGCAGTGCCAGCGTTGATTACTGCGTTAGTTGAGTTGGTAGTAACAGACTTAGGGCGGTTAAAATCTAGTGTGATTGGCATAGTTTTAAATAACAATAGGGTCAAAAATGAGGATTCTACTTTGTTCCAAGGTGTCAGATGCAGCCGGAAGGTGGGTATAGCGAGACACATTAAAACGTTTTTCAATCTTGGCAAGGGCTAAGGGTAAATTAGAGTTTTTTGCCCAATTCCTCAAAGTCACCTCCCACAACTGCGGTTTATACTTATACCCGGCACTGGTAGCACGAGCCACGGTATCAGGTGTTTCCTTAATCAAGCACTCCAGTCCATTACTAGAGGATGGTGGTTGTGAGGAGCTACCATATACCCACACAGAGGGTGTACCGTTGGTATAAGTACCTAGCTCAGTTGCTAACAAAGCCGTTAAAATTCTTCTTAAATCAGCTACCTTCATACTGCACCTGATAAGAGTTTTTCAACGCACCTGTATCAACGATATCTCTAGGAGAATCAACAACAGCACCACTTTTTCTAACAGTAGTGCGCGGCCATTGCCACCTAGTATCGCTAATATTTGATTGACAATTTTCCCCAAACCCTTCGGACATTTCTAGGAACGCCTGCTTGAAGTTATGGGACTGGGAAAAACTGTCAGCATATTTATTTAAAAAATCATATTCTTTGATAGCAACATCTACCCAGGGTCTGGCAGGTTTTTCGTTGCCATTAACAGAGGTAGAGCCTTCGTGAACAGCAGCCGCATAGGGTGTATTCCAGGAATGAATAACCTTGAGTTTTTTAGGAATATTCAATTTAATCCAATTAGCTTCTACCATTTGTTTACACCTTGCTTGCTATCGTTAGAGTGCCTTTAATAAATTTATTTCTAACATTTAGATAACTAGAAACTCTATTTTGAACCACTGGAGTGAATCGCCATACTCCTGTTATTTGCGCTCCTTGAGAGTCGGTCAAAACCGCATTAGCTATAGACTCGTAACCTATACCTGATGGTAAGTTTGACGTTAATCTACCCTTGAGTCGCATTACCTGTTGTCCAATTTCCGCTACTTCTGGAATAAGCCTAGACTGAGAATCATCACTCACCGTAGCGGTAACAATAACAGTAGTCACGTTCTCAATCAAATTACCTACAGCATCCTCAATAAACTGACCGTTTCCAGATTTAAAGGATAAACTTAAATTAGCCGCAAAATGTGGCTTATTTAAGTAACCAATTGTCTGTGAAACATAGGAGTCAATCATGATTTTATTCAGTAATTTTATTGCCAAATTTCCAGAATTTACAAACGAACAAACCAAGTTTAATTTATTTATGCCTGATGTTGAATCAGAGATAAATATTTATAATTGGGGAACTTTGAGAAACACAGCGACGGAACTGTTATTAGCTCACAGAATCTCAATTACCAAACCCAGTCAAAACAGCGATTACACAACAGGAACTCTGAGGATTTTAGAGGTAGAAGACGACTCCTACCGAGTAGAATTACAACCCCTATCTGACAACAACTACGCTTTAAGTAAGTATGGATTGGAATACCAAAGACTACTAAAGATAGTCACCTATTCCAGTGATGAAAAATCATCTTTTACAAAAGGAACTTCCATCACCGGAACGACAGGAGCTAGTAAAATCAAGTGGTCGCAGCATTAAACATCCACTTTTCTAGCACCAATAAACCGAGGGTCAGGTACTAATGGAAATCCACGGCCAGCTACAGTAATTTTTTCTTGGGGTGGCTCTTTGCTGACTATTTCAGTAGTTGTAACTAGACCACCTGCGAAATTATTAGAAGCAGTAGGTACAATTGCTCGCTCGATGAAATTGTCAGTAGCAAAGAAATAGTAGTTTGCCGGAATATAAGAAAGGGTTTGTGTGCCTGTAACATTTGCGCCGCGCTGATAGTAGAACGCATCAGACACAATGATTTGCACAGTGCCATATTGCCCACCACCTGCGATAACACGCTGGTTGATAGCATCACTTACAGCCTCTAAAGAAGGCGGAGGCAATTGCCCAATGGCAGCCGCGTCAGGTGTTCCTACTTCCATCAATACGCCTGTATTACGTGCAACAATCGCTTTTGTGCTACTTTGATTACGTAAGTCATTAGCTGTCTTACGGGACATAACAATAAAAGGCGGGAACTTCTTCAAGTTGTCGTAATAAGCATTCATGTGACCAACAATATCGTTGATACCGGTAGCGTTTGCCCAGTTCGACCATACGGATGTACCTGTGAGTGCAGATGGTAGGTTGCCGTTTGGTATTTGACTGGCATAACTCAAGTTAGCTGTAATACCAGAGGTGGGGTCTGCATAGTTGCAAATACCCGTACAAGCCACCTGCAACGACATAACCGTATGCAAGTTGATTAATGACTGCGTCAACATCGCAGGAACAGCTAGGAACATATTCCTGATTGCTTCGGCTGCTTGACCATTGCCACTCATGGCTAGTTGCTCCGCTTGACGAGCAACAATGAAGTCCTCTTCAGTAATTAGCCGTGATTTAGCAAGTTTAAAGTTACCAAAAGTCTCCTGAGTAACTGTCAATCGCTCGCTATCCTGGGGAATATCACCATCAGTTGCCACGACGTACCCCACGGTAGGAGTGTAAGAGCGCATTTTTAGCAACGCCAGAATAGGGTCTGAATACTGCACAAAAGGCAAGAATCTATTCAAAGCGGGGTCAGGATAACCATCTCTGTAGACTTCCCCCGTACTAGACACTGTAGACAGTTGCAAGTCAATAGCACGCTGCACTACACCGGGTTGATTGTTGACTAATTCGATAATAGAAGGCATCTAATCACCACCTAAACTAAATTAATTTGTGGATACAACGCTGTTAACTGACCATCAATGTAGGGAAGACGGCTTAGATATACGTCTGTATCCACATATAGTCCGTAATTCTGACTTTCTCTGTATAGCAAATCAATTGCTAAAGCAGGGGAAAGCATACCTAAATTATCAGGCAAGCTTGTTGCCACACCCAAAGGCATACCCAAGGGTACGGATACAGCAGCCGCACCGATTGTTACAACATCAGTGGCGGTATTTACGGCGGATATAGTCCCCACGGTGGTATTAGGAGCAAGGCTGGCAGCCGACGCGGTGGCTGTTCCGTTGGTAGCTGTATCAGCAACGGTTAAACTATACAGACTGGTAAAGTCCTTAGCCCACAGAACTATATCTGTACTAGTTCCAGAACCAGCCACGGCTAAACCACTTACAAGCTTAGACAAGTATGGATTAGCGTTAATAGCAGCAATAATTTTATTTGCTACGTTTAAGTTAGTAGCGGTCAAAGATGCGCCAACATCGCCAGACACCACGGTATAAACCAACGCCTGACCATTAATAGTAACGGTGACAGTATCACCCGCAGCCCAGCCACCACTAGCAGATGCAACGTTTACCCGTGCAGATGGTGGGATGATTGAAAGCACATCACCAACAACAAAAATACCAGCAGTTCCAGGCTTAAAAGTAACACTTGTACCACTAGCAGCCGTAGCAGCAACCGTAGTCATCCGTGGTAGAATCCGAGCCTTTGCAGAACCAGGAATGCTACCAGCAAAAAAACCAGGGGCGAATATTTTGACAAGCTTTCTAATAGCTCCTTCTTTCCCGGTGGCATAATCAGAATCTAGTGATTGGTATCGAGTTGCGATCGCTTCAGACCTTGCCAGAACAGGCAAAAAACCTGACAACTCATCATCGTAAACGTAGGTTTCATGTCTCATTATTTATCCCCTTACATAAAGATGGGTGATTGATTTAAAGTCTTGAGCAGTTCCGCCGCGTGAGATTCAACCTCTTTAGAGTCAGGCTGTGAAGGGTTCACAACAGGTTCTTTAATTGATTGCTCCAAGTTAATAAGAGGCTTTGCTCTTTTTTCAATCAATTCCAAGTGAAACTCAATGTGTCCAAGTTTGTCCGATTGGGACTTAGTGTGAAAAGCGATATCTTCACTAGGAACAGCAGAAAATAGCTCATTAAATTCACTATTTGATAACTTAGCTTCAGATACTAAATCTTCTGCTTTCTGGCGTAAATCATAATAGCGACTAGCAACTATTTCTTTCTTTTCAAAGTTAGCGATTAGAGCAGATTTTTCAGTTAATGCTGACTCCAGATGCTTAACCTGACTAGCTAATTTGTCGTTTTCAGAAGTGAGGATTTGCTGCTTGCTAAGAGCATCAGACAAAGCAGTTTTAGCAGATGCTAATTCTACTTCCAGGGTTTTATTGTCTAATTCATTCATACTATTTGTTGGTGAATTAAGGTAAAAATTGGGATTACCATTGATAGCTACATTTTTCAATTCCACAAAAGATTTACCATAACCGACACTAGGATCTGCGGGTATATCCTCAGAGGAAATTTCAAATAAAACTATCTTTGTAGCCTCTAACAAAGCCTTTTTTGTTAGCTCCCTATAACCATTGTTATCAGAATATTCAGCAGGTGTAACTACTCGATATTCCTCAACTGAATAACCAAAGCTGATACCGCCAGATGTCCCGTCCTCAATATCAGACATGAACTGATCTGCCAGGGCATTTTTAGATAACTTAGCCATAGCAAAACCCTTTTCGCCGTCCAAAATCACATTCTTGATAATGCCGATTTTTTGACCGCGAGTATGGTTTTTCAAGAACGGACAAGTACCACTAGCCACCCTAGACAAATCCCAGGCATTGGGGTCATGGGATAAATACTCATCAAATACCACACTAGCTCCGTCGGGAAGCTCAGATAAATAACCGTATCTTTCACAGATATTCCCCTTAGAGGAAAAGGAAAAACCAACGGTTCTTTCCTCTCGGTTCAACTGTAAATCCGTAGACAGAAACTTGGTTAATATAGTTTTATTTTTGATTGCTGTGGGCATGAATAAAA